TTCCGTATATGCTTAGTATAAAGTTGTATGTATTATTTTTATCATTATATTCTATTGTAAATTGTGGATCAATGTCAAATCTTGGAACATATCCAGATAGACGCATTTCAGATACCAGTAGTCTGATATATTCCTGCTGTAACCTATATATGGCAGAGTCATCATTGATGACACCATCTAAACCAAACCTTTTGATAGGCTTGTGCTGATATGTTTCCATACCGCATATTATACTGTCTTATCTTCATAATCCTTATATCTGTAATATCCCTTGTCAAAATCAGCCTGAACTAAGAATTCACCCATAAAACCATTACGGTTCTTTCGGAATACGCATTCAATAATGTCACTATTTGTACCTCGCCCAAGTGCCAATACCCAGTCAGCATCGTAGGCAATCTGTCTTGACCATGCAGTTTGACCAAGGGTTGGCACGGTTTCTAATTTAGTTACATCATCAGGAGTAGCAGACGAGATAGCAATAATAGGAACCTCTTCTGCAATAGCCATTAATTTTAGTTCACGAGATAGATTCTTCATACGAATAGTTTCATTATCAGATTTACTATTAGGACTCATAAGTTGTAAATAATCAACAATAACAAAGTCTGGTTTATACTGATCAATCTTTCCACGAAGAACTAGCGGTGTAATGTCTCCACCCGTATCATTTGAAATAATATGAAACTCTGGTCTACCCTTTACAGTCTTTGTGTGCCATGACTTTAGCATATCCATCTCTACTTGTCCAGCACTTAATTTGCGATGAGACCAGACACCCTCGCCCATAATGGCAAATACACGATTACGAACTTCTACCTCAGACATTTCAAGACTTATGATCATTGGGCTACGACCCTGTTTCCAAGCCTGTACAGCGAAATAGAGAGACAACCACGACTTTCCTATACCTGGATATGCAAGGAAGACTCCTAACTGCCCTGGCATAATTCCAGAAGGTAGATAGTTATCAAACCCTGGAAGACCAGTTTTAATTCCGAGTGCTCCAGCCTCTTGCTGCTTCTTAAGATTTTCAAAGTATGCAACAGCAGAATCAAGATCTGTTGCATCAATGTCACGAATTGCTGCAGTATTTTTTCTAAGTTCTGCAGTCTTACTAATTAAAGTTTCAAGTGCCTCAACCCCAAGACCGCCTTGAACATCGGTAGCAGCAGACCTTAAAATATCTTTAAGGCTATTAACTAAATATTCTGACTGCAATTCTTCAAGATGATGCTTAGTAGATCCTACACTTTCAGCGATTTCAAAATCTCTAAACTTTTCTACAACTAATTCTATTGGAGGAACTGTAGCATTATTCTCATAATATTTTCTAATAAATTGCCAAACATCTAAATGTGTTTTTAAAATACCATCAACATTTGCCTGAAGCATAACGTGGGCTTGCTTATCTTTTAGAACTGCTGAGATTAACTTTGACTCTGAGTTATTCATTTAGCCATTCCCTTGCCTTCTGTCTACGCTCATATCTATCTTTTAAATCTTTTTCTTCTTCCTGTATTCTTTCAAGTATATCATGTGCTATATATGCAAAATGATTCCATGTAGGATTTTCAGTAACCTCAAAATAATACTCTAATAATTTATAGCATTGATCTAATCCATATGACTCTATAAGTGCGTCAGCAGACCACTGCTCAATCCACTTATTATATTGTGGCTTCTGTTCTAGTTTAAACTTATAGTGTTTGTCAAACCTACTCAGCAGAGCCAGACGCTTCTGTTTTTCGGTCACACTATTCGCTTTCTGCTAATTCAACTTTCGCTTCTGCTATTTTTTCTGTTAGTTTATCTTCAACAAACTTATATACACGCTCAAATGCTTGATCTGTGTTTTCTCCGTCACGCTTTGAATCTACAACACCAAGATCTAGTCTAAGTGACTGAAAATTACCCAAGTTAAGCGTATAGCCTAGCGTTACTGATACTTTTGTTTCTTCCATTACATACCCTTCTATTAAATCGATTCTGACCAAATTGGAATAAATCTTCCATCTTTAGTCTTCGTATATGTCAGTATACCATCCCCCATTCGGCGTGTCAACTCAGCCTTAGTAGGGGTAATATCATTTGTTATTAAATTATCTTTTCTTGGTCTACCAATATGATACGTAGCCAGTATATCACGAATCTCTTTTACTTGTGACTCAGAGTAATATGATCTTACTTGCCACCCTCGTGCTCCACCCTTTTGTGATCCTGTTGGAAAAGGGATTACTCCACGTTTCATTAAAGAGGGCATATATTTTTTATGTCTATTAACTAAATCAGCAGTTTCTCCTACAGTATATGCTCTTTCTCTTTTGTTTTTAAAATCACTAATCAAACAACTTTCAAGTCTATCTTTTGTTATGTTGTATACTGACATAATGCCATTGGATCTGTTATAATGCACAATTCTTACTAGATCTTTATTTAAAAACCATACCTTTTTATTACCAGGTATTACAGGGGCGACATTGTAATCTTCGCTCGTTCTATTTCCTTTTTTAGTAGCCATCTTCCTTCCTCAGAATCAGATGGTGGATGAAAAAATCTTCTTGATCCACACATTAAGCAATATATTTCTAAATGAGAAACTGAGTTGTAAACTCTGTCTATAATCATTTTTCTTGAACACTTTTTGCATTTGATCATTAATTTGGAACACCGATGATAAGCAAATTAACACCGATTGAAACATCTCCTGCTGAATTAAAAATAACTGTTCCATCAACTCTAGATGTTTGTGGCTCTTTTAAAACAACTGTGACTGTTTTTCCAGCCTCTGTTCCATTAATATTAACTGGAGTTGCGACAACTATTGGGGGGTATTTGAATTCAGGTTTAAACTGATAGAAAAAATCTTTTTGTGCGCCCACACTTTGAATACCTTTAAAAACATCAACGTATCCACCTATCAATCTAGTTTCTGATATTTTTAGGCTTTGTGGTTGAAACTTTGGAACATCAACCGTTACATATTTATAGATAGCGGGTGATACTTGTACTGATAAATCATTGATAGTACGAACTATTTGATCTATATAGGACACATCTATTGGTTGTCCTGGTTCTGGTGATGGTATTTTTGCCATTATTCCTCCTGTCTAATTATACCAGACTGCCTTCATTTTCAAACAATATTGCATCGGCAAATCTTTCTAGTGGTATTGTTTTTACTTGTACTGCAATATGAACATATGTTTTTGCTGCATCATAAACTATAGAGTAATTAGTTTGTGATGTCTTAGTATAATATTGCCATCCACTGTTATTCCATTTTACGTATATAAAATATTCTTCAACGTTTGTTTGTGGTTGCCATGCTAAGTTAATAACTTTATTATCGGTATCAATTATCATACTATTTAATATTTCTGAAGGAGTGTCTTCAGCAATAATTTTATATGCTGGAGACCAATGCGATGTTCTATTTTTATCTTCTGATATAAATCTATATCTTAAGACATATGTTCTATTATCTCCAAAAAATCCTGGAAGTTTGGCTTTCGGTATAATTATTTTTTTAATTCCTTGATCTGGTGTTGACATTACTGCACATCCATAGCAAATCTAAACTCAATGTAGTTGCTTGTATTTGCTGCTTTAACTACAGTTTCTGCATTTGTGTTTTTTAAAACAGTATAGCCAGTTAATCCATATATGGGGTTTGTGGTTGATACGTTCTCAAATCTTACTGCATCTAATCCTAAATAAAAATCACTAGATGGAGATCCATTGTTTATAATAGAAGAATATATCTTTATAATGCTTACATTATTCCAAGTAAACCCAGTACTTTTATACAATTCTTGAAGTTGTTTTGTAATAACATAATATCTATTGTTTGCAAAATCATAATCATTAGCAGACATAACTACTTCAAATCTTGCCCACTCTCCAACTCCAGCAGTATCGCTTTCTCCAAACTCTAACAATATTCTGACTTCATCTGGAACTATAGAGGGATCTGGATCTTTATTAATTATACTAAAGGCTAATTTAACTTCATCTGTAGGAGCATTTTGATTAAAATCTAATGATGTTCCAAGTAAGTGAATATGATTTGATCCAGAGCCAATTGATATATGCCCTCCAGATACAGAAAGGTTTGCTATATCACCTCTAAGCATAACTATATTATTATAAAATCTTGCTCTTTCATATCTAGTAATTCTATCTGTACTTGTAAATAATCTATTATCAGAGTTAGTCTGAAATGCTGAATATGTTTGATTTATGACATTGTCATTATTAGTTCCGTCTAAAGGTTCGTATATGACTGGCAATTCTGTAGCAGATGTTTGATCGTGATATTCCCAGTTTTCATTGACAGTAAATGCAAACAAAGAACGGCTATCGTATGCTCCAGCAGAAGGGTTTGCTCCAGCAGAATATACTCCTACTTCTGATATTTCATATCTTTCATCTGTTGGCAATTCTGCAGTCAAAACAATTTTACTAATTCCATCTTCATTTACATATCCTCGTGATGTAATTGGCACTCTAAACATTTCAAAATCTAGTGATTGCTTGGCCGAATAATCTGCAAATGCCTGATTAGTTCCTAAAGGTTTTGCACCACAGCCTATTGCCACATAAGAAGCATATGCTGGAGCCTGTCCAATTAAATATTTTGCCAATATGCCTTTGCCTATATTAGTAATCATAGTTACACCCCATATATTGTATCATCTAATACTACTCCGTCTGATATTATTGAAACTTCTACCTGTTCATCTCTGGCAACATTAACAACATTTATAATCAGGTTTCCAGTTTCTGACTCTAAATAAACTATAGAACAATCTGGGCCAGTGCCACAAATAGGAACTTTGCTTGAAAAATTGATTGGAAACTTTTTAAAATAATTAAAATCTGTATCTTGTAAGGCTAAGATATTTTGTGGGTTATACTGAAAATATAAATTTGTCAAATTTTTAATAGGTTGATATATAACATTTTGTCCATTAATAACATCTGATCTAACTATATTAATAAGTTCTTGTCCACCTATATTTTCAAATATAAGATCTGTCATAATTTCTATTGGAGTAGACTCATCATCAAATAAAACAATATCTGGTCTAGCAGACTTTACATCTGGAGTTTTTGTTTCAGGTGATGGGCTAGAAGAAGGTAGATTTGGAGTGCTGCTTGTTGCCATTTTAAACCTCACTTAAATATATAGTCATTTCAGGGCCTTCATAGTCTTTGTT